CGATGATCCCGTAGGTTTCGGCACATTTGTAGCATTGGTAGAAGAGAAACGTCATGTTCTCTTCTGGGCACATTCCGCCTTCAGAACCGCAGTTCGCACAGAACACGGGAACCCACATACCGCCATTTCCATACACTGCACCTGTAGGAGTCTTTAGTCTTGAGTCCGGCAGAATATTGTTCATTGGATTTGTACGTCTCGTGTGCTTCCGTCAGCCTGAATCACCCGTCCGCCGATCATTTTCCCATCAGGGCCTTTGATCTTCTGGATTGCTACGGTTTTCCCACCGTCCAGTTTCGATGAGAGTTCTGATAGGACTCCACCAAGATCGCTCAGTAGGTTCTTCTCGGTCTTCGCTCGGGAGTTTTCCTCTCTGCTGTCCTTCATCTCGGCGTCCAGTTTCATTGCTTGAGCGTCCAGCATGGCTTGCATGGCAGCAATCGTCCTCTTTGTCTCTTCCTGTAGGACCGTTACGTCTGCCTTGTTCTGCTCCTGTACGGAGACGATTTCTCCCTTGGCTTGTTCCTGAAACTGAGCCAGCCAGGTCTTGAAGGCAATCTCTACCTGTTGTTGTTGTGCCTCGAAGGCTTTCTGCATCTGTTCTTGCTGTTTGTCGTACTGCCAGGTAGCTTGGGTCTTCTGGATCTCGAACTTCCTGTCAGCTTCGGCTTGTTGGGCTTCGAACTGCTGCCTCATTTGTTCTTTGATGATTTCCGGGGGGGGAGGCTGAGGTTGTGGGGGTCCGGGGACTTTCCAGAACATGTCAGGGCTCCCAAATCCGGCCATTTTGCTCATCTCGCTGACCGTGTTGTAAATCAACTGAGGTTCGGTCACTCCCATCGGAAGTAGAGCCATTTGCATCTGGAAGATGTTGTTCAAATGACCCAATACTGTATCTTTGTTCCCGCTTCCCAGCCCTACGGAGATCTTGAGGTCTTTCCGCTTTCTCCAGTTGCTTGGGGTGACTGCAACCCACTCTCCGGCGAGTTGGACTACCTCTTCTTTCTGGCCGTGTTTCAGCAACAGCTCGTGAACACAAGCGAATAGGTATTCCACAGCGGGAGCCATCATTCTGGCGATTTGTTCGACCTTTTGAGCACTGGCGTTTCCCATCTGGGACATCGCCATACCTGTGGTTTGGGTCAAAACCTCAGGACTGACGTTCCCAGTGAAGACTCCGTTGACTCCGGTTCTCCGCTCGGAGAGCCGGTCCATGTACTCCATGCCCTGAACGGCTTGAGGGAAGATATTTGGGATCGTCAGAACCCCTATGTCTCGTCCAAATTCTGCGTTCTGACCTTGAGTCCCTCGGATTACACCCCCTGGTCTGCTCACCAGTGCGTCGTCGAGGTTTACCTTGTCCTCGTTGATGAACGTCCGTGGGTTATTGGCGTGGAACAGGTTGTCAACGCCTTGTCTGAGCAAGGATTGTTTGATGTCGGCGATTTCCATCACTACTTCAGCAATGGACAGTCCTACATGTCGGTGAGGAATGGGGGTCGCCACGATACAACCGACCGGGATTCGGTTGCACTCGTCACGGTAGAGAAGAGTTCTACCAACGATCATGCAGAACTGAAGTTCGGCAATCCCGTCGTCATCGTGATCGTGTCGAATCCAGCACATGCGCAGTCTGACCTTGCGCATTGCGGGTTCCCAACCCTCTGCGTTTGATTCTTCTCCGTACCTGTCCCTGGAGTTGTCTTCCTGGGTATCTCCATTACCTCTTGCGTCTGAGTTGATGTCGTCGTCAACATCGAACCCCATCGCCCGGACGCTGGAGATTGTTACGTCCTCCCAATACTCGAAGAAATCACACTTCTCCAATGTGTAATCGGGAGTTTTGTTGTGTACCGCACAACGCTCAGGGGGTAGAACCCGCAGACAAACTTTCCCGTCCTCGTCTGTTCTCCTCAGTTTTACGCTGTGAAGCAAAGGTTCCGGAGGAGGGATTGGTTGTGGGGGTAACTGAGGCTCAGGAGGAGGTGGTTGTCCCTGGGCTATTGCCTGAGCTGCGGCCTGTTGCCACTGAATCGCGATTTGACTCTGCGCCATCTGCCACTGCTGAAGCTGTTGGGCATATGCCTCAGCCAGTTGTTTGGCCGTTTCCTCGTCTGTTTCCGTAGAGTGTTCGAGGATTTCTATGTCATCCCCGGCTTCCTGGATCAGGAGAGCAAACGCGTCGTCAGACTGATTCGAGTAGGTCTCGTACTCGACTTGCTTGGACTGGTCCCAGTAAGCCAGACAGTAAGCATTCTTTGTCACCAGAGCGTCCCAGGCCCAATCGTGGAAGATTTGTGTCCACTGGTTCCTCTGAGTGACTACGTGATTGACGTAGAGACTTTCCTGCCTTGCTGCGGGTTCGTCTTCCTTCCCGATCGCCTTGAATTTGACGACCTCGTCAGTACCGGCGAAGATTCGGACAAGACTCGGAATGATCCATTCGACAGTATCGAAGACATCCCGGCTGACAACTTGACTGTTTCCCTCAGGAGCTGGATTTGTATTGGCTCCAAAGTAAGCATCAAGAGCATTCGCTCGTTCTTCGCTTAAGGTTCCGTCAGTACCTACGTCCCCGGCACCATAGGATTCGGCTTCCGCTGACTCAACAGCGTTCAGGAGCGCCTGTTCCCGATCCTCACGACTTGCCATTGACGGCTTTCATACCAGGAGTAGCCCGGCGGCGCAATGGGTCGATCAGCGAGGCAATGTGCTCAGCCTGATCCGCCGCCTCGTCTTCCAGGACTTTGACCTTCGCACTCAGAAGATCCACCTGATTGCTGAAATCCAAGAGTTTTCGGTCTTGTTCTTTCAACATCGCCATCAGCTGCATACTCATTACATTCTCCCCGGGAGACCCAAGTTCCTGTAGGTGATCTTCTTGGCCAACGGCTTGCTGGAGTTGATGAACTTGAGTCCTCTACCAAACAAAGAGATCACATCCACCGCATCATCATGTTTCCCCGAGGGAAATTTTAGCAGTTGTCCCTGAACATCCGCCTTCCAGCCCGAAAACTTGGGCCAGAACATCTTGCCCATCGCCATGAAGGCTTGAATACCTCTAGCTCGCGACTCTTTGTCATGAATAGAGGTCAACCACTCAACCCGGCAAAAGGCATTTCTCTCACTTAGCCTCTTCATCATAAACGGTTCTACAGACCGTCTGATAGGCCCAGCTTCCCCGAACCAACATTGTGGTTGCCAGCGATTGATCATATCCGCCATCTTGTCAATCCAGACATCGGCCGACTTCTGGCCTCTCCACCAGTCCAAAAGGTACATGTTCCCAGAAGCATCTACACCAGCAATTCCGTGCTCAGTATAGTCCCCAGTCCCATCGGTAACCGCAAAGTCACTGGCTCCGTAGATATGTAAACCCTTCGGAACCGAGTCGTAGTCAATCAACCAGTCAGTCTTGAAGTAGTCGCCTTCCTCAGAATGAGGATTCTGCTGATAAAGCGCCCACCAAGACCTAGTATCTTGTTTGGCAAGCTCGATCATCGATTCCGTATACCACTCCTTCCAAAGCCTCTCACCAACCTCCCTACCAAGCGGATCATCCTCCTCGGCCTCCATCGGAATCTTGATGACCTTCCACCTCTCCCTTTCCCTCTCCAGAATCCGTCCACCTAGGTCGTCTTCGTGCCATCTGGTCATAATTAAAATGATGGCCGCGTCAGGCTTCAACCTGGTCAGCAGATCATTGACATACCACTCCCACTGCTTCTCCCGAGACCTCTCCGAATCAGCATCCTCCCTGGACTTGGTAGGATCGTCAATAATCGCAAGATCAGCCCGTCTACCAGCAATCGCCGCTCCAACACCCGCTGCGTAATACTCCCCGCCTAGATCCGTCTCCCACTTCCCAGCCCCAGCATAGTCCTCAGAAACACCACACCCAAACACATCCCGAAAGTTCCGCTCAGAACAAAGATTCCGAACCCGCCTACTGAACCTCTCAGCCAAATCAGTAGTGTTACTAGCAGCAATTACCGAATTGCCAGGATTCCTACCCATGTACCAAGTAGGAAACTCCACACTCCCATACGTACTCTTCGCACTCCCAGGAGGTAGCAAAAACATCAACCGGTCATTAGCACCACTCTCAATCCTCTCCAACTCAGCAATCATCAACTTGTGATGCTCAGCAGGCACAAACGCCGCCTTCCGATACTTCACCCAAGCCGCAAGACTCTTCCTAGCCTCACGCCGTGCCTGTACCTCACTAATCAAAGCCAGCGCAGTCTCGCTCATGAAAAGTACTGTGGAATCTGTAGCAAATTCTGAACAAGGACGATGCTAGCGAACACTAACAAAAGTCCTGCCAGATACAACGCAAATTCTACGTGGGGCCCCAAGCTTTCATCGAGGACGAGGCAGGAAAGGGACATGCCCCCCTAGCCCTGGCCGATCTGGCCCTGCGTCTGATGCTGCCGCGCCAGAGCGATCAGCTCATCGTCGCTCATGCCTGTGTAGTCGCCGGGCTTGCGCTGGCTGACGCTGAGATCTACCTTGTCCCTGTACATGGGATTGCGTATAGCTGCACGTCTAGCACAATGCTGTTCTATCGCCCGAGCACGCTGTATCTCTGCATTATCAGATGCTGCACCTGTAAGGGCTTGTAGACCGCGATCCAGCCAGGACTCGGCCGATTCAGACATCGCCGTCCTCGCGCGTGCGGATCTATCAGGTACAGCGTGTAGCCACGCATTCAGACTGGGTTGACTGATATTCAGGC